AATCTGGTAGATATATGTTTTTTTCTAATTTAGAACAAATGAAACGACAATGTGAATTGTTATTAGATTTAGATGAACAAGAAATTGAATCTATTTTAGAACAAGGTCACGACTGGGCTCAAGATCACATTGCTGAAGCGAAAAATAATATGGATCAGGTTTTTGATTTTATTATGAACGAAACTGAGGGTAACTCAGATGTTATGTTGGAGAACGAAATAACCGAGAAGAAAAAAAAGAACACACCAACAAACCCTGAGTTATGGAAAAAATCATTAGCATGGGCTAGAGCGAGATATGATGTTTGTCCAAGCGCGTATTGTAATGGTGCTGCGGCAAAACATTATAAAGGTAAAGGTGGTAAGTGGACAAAAAAATAATTGTAAAATAATTGTAGTTATTTAAAATAAAATACATATCTTTGTCAAACATAAAAAAATAAAGATATGAAAAGAATTATTAATTTTTTTAGACGATTTAAAGTGAACCTTTATCTAATGTCCAGAAAAAAGAATGGTATTGCTGCAACATACGAAGAACAACCAACGTCCTACGAAAAAACCTGTTTTCAAATTTGTTTAAAAGCAATTAAACATACGGATTCAAAATTTATGATTGCACCAAAATCTGAAAAAAGATACATTGAAAATAAACCGATGGATATTTTTATAACGATTGATGGTGGTAGGATAGATTTAACAAATCACGTTTATCATTATAGTGTAAAATTATCAGAGAGAAATCAAGAACGAATTACGTACATTTTTGATACTGAGACAGAAAAACGGAGATTGTCATATGAGGATTTAATTAATTCACAAATTAAAAACTCATTACATAACGTTTTAGAACGTATTACGAATCTCTAAAATAACCTTATCAACTAAAGAGTCAACCGACTCTTTTTTTGTTTTATGTGAAACCATAATCGGTTTTTGTCCTTTACCAGTCTGAGTGTCTTTTTTTTCCGCACGTCTTTTTTGTTGACAAGCGTTCTTTTTCTCAGAATCTGACATCTTACCAGCAACACCTGCGGCTCTACATTTAGGATATGAACCACTATCAGCGTCTTTTCTACCACAGGGGGGGTGTTTACCATCAACCTTACGACAAATATCAACCCAAGGTCCTTTGGGTTGTGATGATCCTTTTGGTTTTTTCTTTTTACCAAACCAAACCGCCAAATCCTCATTGACCGGTTTTTCTTTTATTGAATGTACTGGGTGTGTCTCAACATTGTAGGAATTTTCTTTTTTTTCCCACATACCAACAATTTTTTTAACATTTTTTTTTATTGTGTTTTTTTTTAAATTTTTGTTTATAGGAATGTCACTCTCAATACTAAACGGACCAAGTTCTGGTTCTTCCCATTTTCTCATACCTAACTCTTGTGGTCCAGAGTACTCACCAGTTGTTGTTGATGTGGTTGCTTCTTTTAATATTTTCTTTAATATTTTCTCAATTATCATTACATATATAAATATCATAATATATGGAAAATGAAAATAAACAATTTGGTAGTTTATTTGGGACAATACCATTAATCTCTGAAGAACATCTGGATGCAATATTGTCTACTATGACAAAAGAAGAATCTACTTATTACTTGGTTGAAGCAATAAAAGCGGCCTATAATAGGGGTACATTTACAATTGGTGAAGTTGAGGTTATATCAAAGGCTATTAGACTGGTCGCATCAACTAATTAATATTTAATCGTTTTTTATCAAATAGTCATATCCATTGAATATAATAAATGTCCACAATCATATATTTTATAAAAACCCCTTTCTTCCATAATTTGAGATTCACTTTTTGTCTTATCAAAACCCTCTTTAACCAAAATATCTTTTCTGTATTTGAAACGGTATTCTCGTTTTTTATTCTTAATGTAGAAATAATTGGGTTCAGTTTTTTTTATAAAATCAAAACCGATTTTTTGATATAGATTACCAACACTCCAACGCCTATCGGCATAACTAATGATTTGTGTTGGTTTATGTTCAGATATAAATTTTTTTAACAATTTAGACGCACCACCAATAACATTATGATTTAACTTATTACAAAACCTAAGTAATTCATATTCACCATTATTGACATTTTTATTCCCCATACTTCTTCGTTTTTGTCCAAATGTCATTAACGAAACCAAAACATTGTTATAGTACAACCCGATGTTTACAGAACTACCAACACTACCTTGAATGTGATTTTGTTCAAGAAACGTCGTTTTTGTTTTGGTGTCAACATATCTTAACTCACATTTCCTACCATATATTCGGACATCTGATAAACCCAATAAACTTTTTAGTCTACTTTTAACGTGTTCTTGTTTAAACATCCATTCATCCTCAAAGATTTGAATTAATCTAATCTTACTTTTTTCACACAATTCAGTTTTATTTAGGTGGTAGTTTTTATCTTTAAAAATTGTTGAATGATAATAAAGACCATTAAATTCAATTGCGAGATTATGTTCTGGAATATAAATATCTAATTCCTGACCATTAAGTACACCCCTATCGTTTCTAACATACGGGATATTAAGACTATCCAAAAATAAACAAATCTCATTCTCCTTAATTGATCTTAACTCATTGATGGGATTACAAGTGGTACAAGGGTTTAAATTCTCACCAAATCTAAAATATAATAAACTACGATTAATTTCATAGTTGGAGTCGCAAACATCACATAATATCGTTATATTGTTACCAACATAATCAATAATCTTTAAATCTTTGTACTTCACAAAAAACGAACTACGTTTAATATCCGAAACTTGTTTTCTAGAAGATTCTAAAATTAAGGGTGTTGTAACACCATACCTTAATGTGTTTGTTTGTTTAACCTTATCCTTGGTGGTCTGTAATTTTGAAATATGATCAACACCATATTTATCAAATGTTCTTTGTTTTATTAATTCTGAATTTTTAAACGGATTATCAAACCCAGTTTTTTTAATATTTGTTTGTTTAACCTTTTCTTTTATAACATCAGAAGACAATGGTACGATACCGCCGTATCTTTCAGTGTTTGTTGTTTTAATATCGTTTATCCTATCAACACACGTATTGGTACACACTAATGAACAATACTTACCATAACCCTCAGTAAGTGTTCGTTTAAATGTTAATTCTTTACCACAATTCTTACAGGTTGGTATCGTCGGTATCTTGAAGATGTAGTGCCAAACTTTTTGTTTAAACGCAACATCTTTTAAATGATTTGTATAAGAAATAATATCATCATATAATTCTACGTGATTTTTTTTTAAATGAATTTCTTTACATTTTGATCCATTATTATTTTTTTTTATAAAAAATTCTATTAAGTCCATATTTTTTTAATTATGTGATATTTATGTATGATGCAAAGATAATTATTATTGCAAATATAAACATAAATATTTAAAAAACAAGAAAAATGGCTGATTTATTAATGAAAATGCCCATACCTTACGAACCTAAACGTAATAACCGATGGATTTTAAGATTCCCGTCATCATTGGGATTAAACGAGTGGTACGTTGAAAGTACATCAAGACCGAAATTAAAAATTAATTCCGTTGCGATACCATTTTTGAACACTGAGGTTTATGTTGCTGGTAAATTTAACTGGGAAGCATTACCAGTTACATTTAGAGATCCAATTGGACCATCTGCAACACAAGCGGTTATGGAGTGGATAAGAACTTGTGCGGAGTCAGTAACGGGTAGAATGGGTTACGCGGCTGGATATAAGAAAAATGTTGATCTTGAAATGTTAGACCCAACTGGTGTTGTTGTTGAGAAATGGATTCTTGAAGGTGCTTTCTTAACAGGTTACGATGGGGGAGCTTTAAAATATGGTTCAGATGAGGTATCAACAATATCAACAACAATTGTAATGGATCGTTGTATATTGGTTTATTGATTTTTACTAAAAAACATCTGTCCAAACTCAACTTTGTTAAATTCCCGTATATTAATATGTATGGGAATTTTTTTTACAAGTAACTTAAAAACACATACCCTTTACATCCAAAACGTAAATCCGTATATTTATTTAAAAATAGTTATATGGATTTTTCTTTTTTTACAACAAATAATAAATCTGGTTATAAAACCAACGAAAAATGGTTAAGTAATAACGAACCAGAATTATACTCAAAAATAATTGAGTATTCCAAAAACATTCAAAACGAAATATCATTTAAAGAGAAAATATATTTTTATTTTCACAAACTAAAAGAAAGACCAAAATGTGTTTCTTGTTCTAATGAAATTAAATTTAGAAATAGGTTTGATAAACCATATGGTGATTTCTGTTCTTTAAGTTGTGCTAATAACTCAAAAGAAGAATTGGTTAATAGACAAAAGAGGACTTTCAACAAAAAGTATGGGGTTGATTTCTACCCCCACCATATTGACTTCGTTAAAAAACAAAAACAAACGAAGTTAGATAAATACGGTGATGAAAATTATAATAATGTTGAGAAAAGTAAAATAACTAAAGAATTATTGTATGGTA